ATAGTATATTATTAAATAGTGTAAACGGTATTTTTTTTAAAATTTACTGTTTACCCGTAATTTGACGGTACTTATCTAAGTAATAATACGAACGTATGGCAAAAAAGAAAGGTAAAACAAGGAAAATGTTGAAAAAAATGAACGGTACTTCAAATCTTGAGGTTATGTTTGCTGAACTACTAACGGAAATGAATGTTAAGTTTGAACAACATTTTGTTTTTAAGAAGAGAGAATTTGATTTTTTGTTGAATGATCACAGTATTTTGGTTGAAACTCATGGTTGTTTTTATCATTGCTGTAAAAAACACAATCCAGAGCCCAAATACGCCTTCCAGAGAGCAAACCTTAAGAATGATCAATACAAGGTTAAACTTGTCAAATTCGACCCCTCATACACCTTATTGGTCATTTGGGAACATGAGATGACAGACAGAAATGTTTTGACAGAAAAGATTAATACTTTTGTTGGGAAATATAGTAAACTACTAAATGGATAAAAACAAAAAAGGGGTCGCATAGCGTCCCCTCTTGTAATCTTGTGCAATCTCTCTTAGTAAACCAAGATACAACGGTCCATTCTCAATGTAGCGGAGATATCTGCGATTTCATCATCACTGTATTCTAATGATCCAAAGTCGACATTGGTTAAGAAAGTTCCTTGAAGGATCCATTTCTCAACAACAACACCTGTCGGATCTAACATTTCCAATTCAATGTCTTTTTTATAACCAGCGGCATAACCCATACGTCCTGTTACGGATTCAGCATGTAGACGAACCCATTCCATTAATGCTTGAGCAGCTGAAGGTCCAATAGGATCTTTGAACGTAACGTCAATTGACTCCCAGTTGAATCTACCAGCAACATATGTTGATGTATTCAAGAAAGGAATTTCAACTTCATTTATTGTTACTTTAGGTCTTGATGTTGAGATCACAAACCATTCGTTGATACCTAGTGAACTTGGAAATCTTAAGATAAATCTGTTCTTTTTCTTTGGTTCGTAAGGAACAGGCATTTTCATTAGTAAGTTAGCCATATTTGTTATTTATTTAGTTTTGTTTTATTCTTTTTAATAAATATCTTTGTTTTTCGTTTTGTACACCTTTTTAAAAATATTTTTGAAAAAACTTGACTTTTTCCGTTTTTGTACTTATTTTTGTTAAGGGTCTTAACGATGGTACTATTATTATTATTATAATATTATATAGTTTATATATAAATAATATAATAAGATATTATATATAGTACTATTATAGTATTTTTCTTTGTTACTTTCTTTTTACCGCTGGTGAAAAATAACCTACGGTAAAAATATGGGGGTACTATTAAATACCCCCAACTTTATTATATGTTATCAAATGAAACGTTCTGTGGTGTAACTGTGAACTCAAGTTCAATGAACTCTAATGTTGGAGTTGGTTTGATAAATATTTTACCTCTTAAAGTATTTCTATCATTATCTTCAACGTCCATAGCAACACTTACTCTAAAGTCTGTCAAACCTCTTTCTTTTCTGATGTTATCCAAGATTGGGTTAACTAAAGATAAGAATTGATTTCTAACTGTAGTATCATTTGGATCGAATAACAATCTTTTAGACACACTCATGATCAATCTTCTTGCTTGTAACAACAATCTTCTGATGTTCAATCTATCAAGAGCACTTGATTTAACTTGTAAGTTTCTGTTACCCCAGATAACAACACCAACGTCTGAATAAGTAGCCAATGGGTTGATTCTACCTGGATATAATACGTCTCTAGCCTCTTGGTCAAGAACAATACGTGCTCTATTACATTTAACTAAACCTCTATTGTAACCAGCAGTTGCAAACCAAGGGAACGCTACGTTATCAGTATAAGCCATATTTCTTACTACTTCAGCAGTAGGTGGGATATACAAGTTTGCGTTATTGTCTGTATCTGTAATTTGGATCCATGGATAGTATACCGCAGTGTAGTTAGAGTCAATATCAGTATTCTCTAATTCGCTAACGATATCTTCAGCATAGTACCAACTTTCAGTATCTGAAGGGTTATTATTGTTTAATAATTTAATATCAGGTAATGTTGGTAAGTAAATTGCATCCAATCTCTTTTCTTCAACCACTTCAATTGCATCTCTAACCAAGTCAGTGTTGTTCAACATGTCAATACCAGGTGTTGCCAAGATGTTAATAGCGATTTCTTCAGGATTTTGGAATGTTCTGATACCATACATTGTTGCATAGTAGTCAGAAGTACCAAACAATTCAGCATATTCAACATTTGTGAATGTATCAAATTGTCCAGCTACGAAACCAGTTCTACCGATTTTATATTCGTCTGTGTTTGTTCTGTTAACTCTGTATTCATCCCAACCATCAAAACCACCTGAGAATAATACTGTGAATTTTCTTGTTCTCATGTTGTTATAAGGGTGTGATACGTTACCATCAACAGTTGTTGCATCGTTAAATGAAGCCACACCAGTAGCAAAAACTTGATCACCAGTTACAGAATCAACGATTGATTGTGCGTTGATGTCCATGTGGAAACCTTTAGTTTTTGTTGTGTAATCATCACCATTGTTGTATGCATTATCACCTAAGATACTAACTTTACCTTTGAATAATAACAAGTCTTTGTCAAATCCAAATTGGCTTGAGAAACCTAAATAGTTTTTAGGGATTCTATCACCACTAGAGATAACTGCGTTACCAAATGGTGGATCATAAATTGTATCACCAGGAGCGTAGTATTTCAATTTGTAAGGCATTTCTGGAACAAGTGTTTCAGTGTAACCAGTTACGTTATTAGTTCTGAACTCATAACCTTCGAAACCAGCAGGTACACCATCAATTGGAGCGTTAACCGCTAAATCAAGAACGATGTAACTACTCTTCAATGGGTATTTGTTATCGATAGTACCGATTTTTCTACCAACGTAGTTATCTAAAGCCTCATTCATTGTACAATCAGTGAATCTTTCTAATAAAACAGGTGTTTTATCGGTATCATTGAATGCTCTTACATAGATATCAAATGTCTTTTTAGATAAATCAACATTTGCAATAGATGCTTTAATTTCAAAGTTTGCTGTTGTACCGTCAGATATTGAGATAAATCTAAATAATCTTTGTGGTAATCCACCTCTTAATTCCGAAACAATAAATGGTGTAACAGGTGATTGATATTGGAATTTATAGTGATCCCAATCGTTAACAGAAGTAAGTTCTGTAAACAAACCTTTGATTTTACCTTCTAACCAACCCATTTTTAATGAGTTATCGTAAACTTCTTCAACATAGATCAAAGAATCTTTATTTGTTGGAGTAGTACCAATTACATTTTTAATGTAGTTAGCGTTACCTTCTTTTAAAGAAACCGTGTATGAGAAAGTACCACCCGATGGGTTAGCTGTTGTACCAGTTAAATCAAATGCTAAATAAGGATTGCTATCCAAACCTAATGGAGCAACCATACCTAATGAACCAACTTTGAATTTCAACACATCAGAAACATAGTTACCTCTACTTCTGATTGTTGCCATAGTTTTGTTATGTCCTTCAGCAAAAGGGTCACAACTTAAAGTCATTGTGTATAACTCTAACTTACCTTTAATGGTGTTAGCACCAGCTGAAGTAAATGTATGACAGAATAAACCAAAACTTGGGCCGCTGTATGTTTGTGTTGCTGTGTTATAGATCAACTCGTTATTTAAAACATAAGCGTCTCTATCAGCAGCAGGAACAGTAACAGGTAATTCATAAGCATCAACATAGATTGGTGAGCTTAAGTTTATTGCGCTAGCGTCAGTATCGATATCATCTTGCAAGTCGTTGGTTAATAAACCCCAGTACATCGCATGTTTTTTATCGTAGAAATCAGCACCAACATAACCACCAATTGTAGTGAAATATGTGTTAAACACCGAATCAAATTCAGTAGCGTCAACGCCAGTTAAACTTGAGATATAGTCGATTAAGTCAATATTAGTACTGTTTTCAATAACATAGAATGCGTTAGTCGCAGTATTGAAACGAAACTCGATTTGAGTTTTAGTAATACCTGTGTGTGATAATGTTGACTCATCGCATGCACCTAAAGTCTTAACAGTCCAAGCCATACCAGCTTCATATCCTGATAAACCTAGTAGTCTAGTTACGTACAATTGATTTGATTGTGTTAAATACTGTTTTGCTATGTATGGTAATTCATACTTAACAATTTGTGTATTTTTAAATTTTTCTGGATTTGTCCCACCGAATGTTGTCTTGAACTCATCGAAGTTTCTAATGAAAATTGGTTGGAACGCTGGACCTTTTAAGGTTTCACCAACAACACCTAAAGTAGTAACACCCACTGTTTCGGTAGTGAAAGTTAAATCTTTTTCTGTTGTGTAAACACCTGGAGATGCATAAACTTTGTTTGCCATATTTAGTTAATTTTATTTATTATTTAATTTTACTTATTCATAAATATCACATTTTTTACCAAAAAACCGTAAGATCGGTTCATTTTAAAAAAAGTTTGATTATTTTTATGTGTTTTCAGTTAATGTGAATGTTCTACTAACAGCTGGTGTTACGATAAAATCATCTGGGTCCAAAATAAACCCTTGTAAATTAAAAGTGTAAAGCTGAACATAAAACCTTTTATTGGTTAAATCAGTTACTTGGCTTTCATCAGAAGTATCTTCCCAAACAATTGGTATATAATGTCCATTTACGATCGTATAAGCCTGTCTACTCTGGAAATTTTTAAGGACAAGACTATTAAATTTATTTAACTCTTGTTGTCTATAAGCAAATATCCTAACCGAATACATTATGTCAATAGGTATTGGTTGTGGTATCTGATAAACATCAACCCCTTTTTTATTTCCATCCCAAGTTGGTACCTCAGCATATGTGTAATGTTTACCAATTGGTATGTTGTAAATTAAAGATGGGTTTGTACCGTATTTAGTTTCAGGGTTTCTAACGATATTAACAAAAGGTATTTTAACATTTTTGTATTCATCAGAGAATTTCCAAGTTTGAGAAAACTCATTCCAAGTCTGAATACCCATCATAAACACTGGTACTTCTTCACCATCAAGTGATAGCTTTAAGTTATTCTTAACAAATTCTTTAAACCCCCTATCTAAATCGACATGTACCACACCTTTTGGAAGGTAGGTATCTTTATCGGTGATCATATCCTTCATATTCTCAGCCGCACCACTTTGCATCGAATAAGGGTATTCAATGTTAGCACGGTCTCTCGTGATATTGATGT